ACTGACCATAGTTAATCATTTCTCTTGCCCTGATCTCGCAGAACCAAAGAGCCATAACCATATCGGTCTTGCCTTTAGTACTAGGTGACCAAGTAATCAACTGCTCTATTAGAGCCTTGACATTTTCAGTTTGATCACTAGGCAAATGAATCAGATTATCTCTGTGGTGTTTGCCATCGTGCTGCTTGGTACCAAACAGTGTGGACATAGAAGCCACACCGAATCCTGAGTCCCACTTATTGTTACCAGTATGATGCTCACGGAGTACAACTCCACGAGTGGCTAGATGCTGGCGTATACCTTCATCCTGCGTTAAGAAGGATTGAAAAGCGTTCTTCTCTACTATCCATTCGCTAGGCTTGTATAGCTCTGTCCAGTCAAATATTAATTGACGGATCTGCGCTGGAGTCGGTCTAGAGATCTTAATAGCATCAACAATGTAACGCTTATTGGTAGCACGATCAATAGCGTAGCAAATAGCAGCAGTGTCACCAACCATTGCAGGGTCCAGACCGCAAATATAACTGAAGCCTTGAGTATCTTTAGGATGACCTGGATAACCGGCATTTAATCCACCGCTCTTTCGCATACCATCAATAGATCCTCTAACACATACTGGATCAAATACTGCATCATCTGATATATCCTGTTGCTGATAAATCAAAGCCCAGGTTGAAGCATCCATTGATTGACGTTCGTTGAATAAGTTTCTACCAGACCAGCGAGGATATAGACCTTCCTCATTCTTGTCTGTGTCCTCTTGCCCATCAAAGGGCTGATCAGAGGCTGGCCATAAAGTAACCCACTGATCGGGGTCCTCATTGGCATCTAATAATGCTGGCATTGCTAGGTAGGTCCAAGGTACTAGACCACCAGGATATCTATCGGGATTACGTAATTCTTTATATAAATCCACGGAGGCTACACGGGTACCGATGATAATTAACTTGCCAGTAGGGTTAAGACGGGATCTAACATCCTGAGTTAACCACTTGATTTGTCGTTCAAAGTCATTTGCATTAGATAGAGTTACAGCATCATCTACTATAATCATATCTGCTCGTTTACCGTAGATCTGACCGCCAATACCAACTGCTTCTATATTGGGATCCTTCTCACTGGATTCACGCAACTCATCACCGAAGGTGACACGGGTTGCCTGCCAGGAGGCTGATTTAGATTTGAACCCTACGCCAGCAGCGTATGCTGCTTGTAGGTCCTCGTACATTGGGTGAGTCAGTCGTTGCTTGATGGCGTAGAGAAAGTCACCAGCTAATCGCTGGGTCTGGGAAACTATTAGAACTCTGAAGTTTGGGTTTTTACATAGTAGCCAGGTCACATAGTCAACTGTGATAGTAATTGACTTGGCGTGGTTGGGTGGAATGTTTAAAAGTATGCGGTTGTTATTTAGACCCTTCTCATACTTCATATTGGGATGAAGCCAGGATGGGTCATTACCCTCAATTACATCTACAAGATTTTGTTGATGGGGAAAGGTCTTGTTATGGAGGAAGCGATCTCTAAACTCTGCGAAGGTAAGGTCGTGGACATCGGATGAGGCGAAGCTCTTATCTCTAAGTCCTAGCCTAGTGCGATCCATTTTATCGGCGAAGATTTTATCTGAGCGCCGGTAGTACTCATAAGTCTTTAAGGATTTGCCGGCTGAGCCACAAGCCTGCTCTACCGTCATTCCCTCAGCCACGGAAGTAAGAATTATCCGCTTGGCTATATCTGCCGAGTTCTCGGCCATTTGACTCCTAGGACTGTTGGGTTAGCTCTGCAACTATAATTGCTGCGGCTATCTTGTTCTTAATTTCTTTTTGCCGTAATTCGGCCTGAGCGTTTTTACGCTCCCTGTAAATTTTGCCGTACTCGCGCTGCTTAATTTTCTTCTTCTCTAAATCTTTGTACATATCATCTCCTGTGGATAAACCTGTGGATAACCGCCCGGAGTAACAATTCTTTTTATACTAGGTTGAGGAATCATCATACTGGAAAATGATACACTACACCTGCTGCGAAGCATTGTCTGTAACGGTAGCTACGGCCTAACGGCCTAGCAAGTGAGGGGTAGAACCTTGCTCGCCCTTAGGGGGCATCGCGAAGGTTCCACCGTAGCGATGTAGGTCGTAAAACTAATACGGTCCGTTTTACTCCCCTACTATATATAAGGCAGGAAATGATGTCCATTTCTCGTTTTCTGGTAAAAAACTTTATATAATGTGGTACAGATCACGGATAAAGTATATCAAATCGGACATATGGGACATATACGGGGTAGCTTAACTTTATCAAAAATATTTATTTGGGGAGTATAGTAACCACCGCGTGCGGATTAAGCACAGGGGGGTCGGTTATGGCGAGCGCAGGGCGGTGGTGTGCGGGCAGTTGCTGGCAGTCGCTGGCAGTTGCGCCCGTATTGGTAAGGATCGGAGGGCTTGCTCTGTCCTCGGCGCTCTTAATTAATAACCTGCTCACCCGCTCACCCGCTACCGCTCACCCAATCCACCCGCTTACCCTTATCAGCTCCGGCCTAACCCGCTATCGGATCAGCTAACCCTAACCCTTACCGATCCGCTATTAGCGTGTGATCCGATTCACACCATTATCCTATTGCATAGGGTAGACACACCTATAATTTAAGAGTATAAATATCCCGTGAGCTAATCGGTAGCTCGCAATTATGGGAGGAATAAGTATGATCGCATTAACTCTAATCGCCGGCCTACTGTTGCCGGTGTATCTTTACGCTCTAATAGGTACCGGAGCTATAACCCTAACCCTATTAAATATTATCGGCGTAGTATTGATTAGCGCTCTAAGTGTTAGCGTAGTAATAGCTATCGCAATGCTATCTAAGGCCGGTAAGTAATGAGCGTTAGATCTAAACAGTTTACCCGCTTAATAGATACCAATACCGGCGAGCTTATGATTAGCGCCGATCTTACGCCGGCGGCGGTTAAGCGCTTTATTAAAGAGTATGCCCGTTACGGTTATGAATTAGCGGTAGCGTAATGGATATAGATAGAGCTAAACAGTTGATCGGTAACCAGGATAATCATAGCCTTAAGATGATGGTAAAGGCTCTTAATATGCTACCGGCGCTTAATACGCCAGAAGATGAGGAACGCCTAGCTGCTGCTAATCTTATTCTTAAACACCGGCGTTCACTTAAGGCCGCAATAAATAAAGGAGCAAGATTAGGATAGTGGCAGCTTATCGCCTATCCTTATGCTAGGGTAGGCGGTGGGATCCTACTATCGGGATCACTTAAACGGGAGGATATAACTATGAGCAACACACTAGAGCGCAAGAGTTGCGCCGATCTAATCGCAGGAGAGTTAAAGGATAGAGAAGAGCAACTAGAAGAGCTTTACGCATTAGTTGATGATGGTGATGATAATGCCAGGGAGCAGATCTACGAAATGGCTTACGGTATAGATCGCCGGGAGATTGTGCGGATAGTATGGAGCGGCGGCGGCCCGGCAGATTACTTAGAGATAATCCACAATGACGGGGAGATCTTAAAGGTAGAGTACCTTTATCAAGATTGGTACGATGGAGCAAGGCTAGATGTAGAAGAGGGATCTGCCGCTTATAGATACGCAGAAGAGATCCTAGAGATAGAGATGGCGAGCAGATGAGATCCCGCCGATATTACCTAACCCGCTCTATTGTGCGGGCCTTATTCTGGCTAGCTATCCTTGCCGGCCTTTACTTAATAAGCTCCGGGATCTGGTATACGCCGGGAGGGTATTGTGTCGGATCGGTAGAGAGTTGCTTTAAATAGTGGCGTATTATCCTCGCCGGCTTAATCTCCGGCGTGGGTAATCTGCTCCTAATAATAGGGCAGAATAGGGAGGGACAAAGTAATGCCTAAGTTAAAGAGTAAGCCCGTGTGTATAAATTGCGGATCTAATGATGCGCTATTTATTACGTTGCGTAATGGTGAGCGCTTGCCTAGCTACGTTATGAAGATAGGGCAAGGGATCTGGTGTAATGGGTGTAATGATAAAGAGAGAGAGGGAAGAGATGACTATAGATAAGAATAACGAGGGAGCGTGGCGCTTATCTGCGTTCGTGGGAGAGGGAGCGGGAGAGTATCTGCTAACCCGTACCTATTATTTTTACACTAAGCGGGAAGCTATCGCACAATTTAAGCAGGATATCAAGAGCGAGGGGGCGAGAGTATGAGCTTTAATGAGAGAGAGGGAGGGCAAGTAATGCGTAAGTGTATAGATTGCGATACACCGGTGGATCCTAGTGGCTTAATACGGTGTGATGAGTGTTTATTCTTATTCATAGTCAATTACAAGAGCGAGGGGGTGAAAGCGTGAGCGATACTACCGATCAGCTAAATAATCTTATTTTTAGCGGTGATGATTTTACCCTAGATGATCTTCAAGAGATTGTGGGAGATGGCGATCTAGCAGCTTATCTCTAAGTAGTGGCGTATTGTGCGAGCTTATCGGTATACGGTAGGCTCGCGTAATATCCTACTAACAAGAGTGGGAGAGGGAGAGAGCGAACGCTATCTCCTAATAAGAGAGAGAGAGAGAGAGTATGAGTAAGTGGACAGTATGGGTAGGCGGTAGCGAGGTTAATAGTCACTACTTAGACAAAGATCAATCTGAAAGTATCGCGCAAGCGTGGAAAGATAAAGGCTATGATGATGTAATAGTGGAAGAGGTGAAGTAATGAAGGCTACCCCGGCGATCTGTGGCGATCACTTAGTACCGATTAGTGAGTGTGATTGTCTAAGCTATATGAGAGAGGCAGCGAGTGCTGCTGAACGATTGATCCAATTAGCAAAAGAGAGAGAGGAGCTAACCAAATGAACATCTGTCAATTCTGTGGGTGGGAAGTAAGGCAGCTTGATT